CATCGCCTGATACGTATCGCCTATATCCCCGGAAAGACGCTCAGCCGTCCCTCCCGATCTAGCCAATCTGTCCGCGAACTTCGTTACTCGTGGGAAGTACGTGGCGTATGTCCCGTGTCTCTCAATTACCTCGCCCATCGCTATCTCAAATGTCCCAGTGCTATTATTGCGGAGGGCCTTTTTTGTGATAACTGGCAGGGTGGAATCACCATCGAAGTCGAGTTTATCTAGCTTCTTACCAGACAGATCCTGAACTACCTCATCTAGCCCATCCATTATCTCTCCGAAGGTCTTTACACCTTCGTTGTGCTCGGGGTTCTTGAATACCGCTGACTCAAGGACTTCCTCCCCATTCACTACCTTCCAAGTGACATCCAAATCATCGAGATCGACCATTCCCGGAGTTGAACCGTTCATTGCGGATCCGGTAAACAGGCCACCATCATTGGTTAGCTTCTGTTCCTCGAAAAAGAGTTTCCCATTTATAAATTGAGAAGAGGCGTTATCTGCCTCGCTCAGAGCATCAATGAGTCTGCCACGGGCTAGCGGGTTAGCAGTTAAATCGCCCAATGGCAAAGCCGCTAGTACAGAGGCGACCATCCCCCCGAGATGTGATTGGTTTTTAGCGCCTCCCAATGACATCTCATTGTTCAACAAGTCCGCAAACTGCACATCAACCGCGCCATTTTTATCGATAATACTTGGGGCAGTGCCGAATATACCTTTAGGAAACTTCTTCTGCCCTTGCCTCAGCGCGATTAGGCCGATAGCGCCACCAATAAACGGTTCGGCTATCGATAGCGGGCCTGGCAGCTCAAGTTCTTCCGCTGCAACATTGGCTCCGTACCCAATAAGTGCTTCGCCTGCAAGCCTCTGGCCGAAGGTTCCCTGCACTGGTGAGTCAAGGACATTGGCAGCCAGTCCCCTAGCCCTCGATGTAACACTGCGTCTGCCGCTAGCTGGAATCGTCCCCCTAATCGTCTTCAGTGCCCCCTTTCCACCAAAACGTGCCAATAAGAGATTGATTGGCGAAGTTACCTCATCCACTAGCCCTGCCGCTGTAGATCCCACAAGAGGGATCTTCCGAAGGCCTGTGAAAACCCCAGCCCCGAATCCGATGTCTTGGGCGATCCCCTCCCCGCCCTTAAGGAAAGTTCCAAACCCAAACCCACTCGTATCTGCGGTTGGGATTGTTCGCGACGGCGAGGGTCTTCCATAGACCGCCGGGCCGAACCCAGATGACTGGGCGACTCCGGGAGTGTAAAAGCCCGACGGCGTGATCTGCCGGTAGTCGCTAGTCATTAGAAGGTGCGCCGTCCACGGCGTTCACCCGTTCCTCCGAACTGTCGCATTACCGCTTGTTCAACATCAGCCAATGCCACATTTTGCGTTGCAAGGCCAGTGCGCAATTCCTCACGTTCATCGGTAGTAAGCCGCCCTAGTTGGCCTGGGGAAAATAGGTCAAACCCGAAACGTAGTGGGTTTGCCGCCTTTCCTGCGAACAAGTCCCTTACCGCAGGCGATCTGTACCTTGTAGACATCCCCTGCAAGGCGGATTGGGTAGTAGGCTTGCTCATATCAAAGCCGAACTGCTGATTACCGAACTTAACGGTTGACGGCATCTCCGCTAGGGTGGAGGGCAATGCCGGTGGGAATAGTCCGCCAAGCTCGGCGCGCCTAACTCCATACCTGCCGCCATAGCGAGCAGCATTTGCTCGATTCCTCGATATCATTTCAGGATTGAACCCGAGCTGGTCTTGGTTTAGAACCATCATCCCGCCATCGCTCAGCGGTACGGCTAGTTCAGCGCCGTTTTCACCAACAATTACTGGCCGCTGGGCAAACCCGCCACCTTTAAAGTTCATCGTCGACTGGTTGCCGGTATTCATGGGATTGTCGCCCGGCCTTGGCTGAAGGCGTTGGTTGGCGGGGCTTCCATACCCGGTGTAATCCTGTTCAACAACCTGTTCCATGCCGGGGCCACGGCCAAGTAAGCTTTGGATACCGGTGCCGAAGCCTGAAAAAAAGCCCGGCCCCGTGGGGCTTTGACCCTGAACACTCTTTGCAGATGACCCAGTGAAACTGGGATTAGCGTTATACCCCCCCCCACTACCGGCTGGCATATGATTTAGGCCGCTGGTCATGGGATTGTAGATGTTTTGGGGCTGATTTACGTTGCGATGACTTCCACCGTAGTCCTGCATCTGCGAGACTACTTCAGGCAAGGTTTCTAGGAATCCACGGTTAGGATGGCCCAAGCTCGGGAATATGGTTCCCTCAGTCCCAACAGGAGGGATTAAACTCCCAGTGTTGCTGGGGTTATCGCCGGGCTTACCAACATCCATCCACGGTGGAATGATAGGAGCTTGGGGGTTGCCCGGATCATCTTCCTCTGAGCCGGGGCCATAATCCCGGTGATTTGGATCAGGATCTTCCTCGAACGGATCATCTGCGTCAGGCCCCGGCGTGTACCCGGGGCCGGGGTCTACGACGACTGGAGGTGTATTTGGCGTGCCACCCGGCTGCCCTGGATCTGGAACTACCGGCGGGACACTGGGTGTGACACCGGGCTGCCCTCCCCCGCCGACTTCCGGGTTGAATCCCGGCGTCAGTGCCTCAATTACCCAAGGCGGTACTTCGTCGAACGTTTCTTGTTCTAGCCCATCTAGCGCACCATCTATCAAGCCATAGTCGCCGGGAAGCCCAGAGCCAAGGCCGGGGCCTGTAACTACAGGGCCTCCACCTCCGCCGCCATCTCCGCCGCCATCTCCGCCGCCACCAGCGGCTCCGCCTTCGGCGGCTCCGCCGCCGCCAGCTCCGACATTAGCTCGGCCCCGTAGATCGATTTCCTTTTGAGCAAGTTCAGCATCAAACCCTTGCCCAAGGCTATCTAGGTACTGTGCGTATTGGTTGTACTCGGAAGTGACCTGATTAATGAGATCAGCCTGAGTAACTTCACCGAATGGCGTTGCTTCCCCGCGACTGGCATATGCACGAGCTAGATAGTCTGCTGGATTAGCCAGAATCTCGCGCATCTGCTCTGAGGTATGCTGGCGCGCCTCATTGAGCTTCGCGGCAATTGCTGCACTGCCCTGCCGTGACTGCTCCTGTAGGGCTTGATTCTCTTGCAACAGGGACAGGTCGAATTGTCGTTGATCTTCCCCAAAAGACAAATCAAACGTCCGCTGACCCTCACCGAAGGTCTTGTCGAACGTCCGCTTCCCTTCGCTCAAGCCCTCATTGAACTGTCGCTGGTCTTCACCAAAGGCTTGCTTGAATTGGCTTTTACTTTCTACAAACTTATCCTTGTTTAGCCCAAAGTTTTGACTAAATTGGTGCTTGTCATTGGCTAACGTGTCAAAGAACTGCTGATCATCTTGATTGAGCTTCGCCCCGAATTGATTGTCTTGCTGGGCGAGTTCCGTGAAGTCATAGTTGAGTCGGTTATCTACCTGCCTTGCGCTCTCAGCGCGATCTTCCGTGGCGATCTTATCTCGCCCTGCGATCCCAGCAATTGCCGCATGGTGGTTTGCAGCGATGCTAAGATTCTGAGTTGCATCGCTCTGGTCTGCTTGCCTGGCACCCTCTGCTAAAACATCTCCCTTGTATGCATAATCCTTATCCATAATTTGAATATCGGAGTAAGAGCCAACCTTTCCTTCTGGAGTGAATCCAGTTGAGATCCCATCTTCCCCTAGTTGGGGGGTGAACTTATGGTAATCACCCTTATCATCCTGCCCAACCCAATAACTGTTTCCGGCATCATCCTTCCCGGCCGAAACATACGAATTTCCAGTCTTATTCTGGAAATCATTCTTATTCAGTTCCGAGATGTATGACGCGCCATTGCCTGTCTGCTTCGCAAGCTCTAGAGAATACGCACCCGTCGAGATGCCAGAGGCAGCTCGCGCTAGACCGTCGGCTTGCCTGAAATCTCCGTCACTTCGCCTTAGTCCATCATAAAATAAATCTGCATAGTTCTGGGCGGACGCTTGATCTGGTGCAAACCCAGAACTAGGGCTTGAGTCTATTGCAGCTATTTGATCGCCCATAGCCATAGCAACGTGCAGCTTCAACTCTGACGCGACACTTGGGTGAACCCCAGGCGGAAGCGTGATCTCATCTGCAAGGGCTTGGGCAGCTCGCATGGACTCGGTTTGCCATGATTGAGTCCCAGTACCATCTTCTTTATCGTTATCGCCGCCAAATAGCCTTGATATCCCGTAGAGCGTAGTCCCGATTCCTGCACCTATGAAGGCTCCGGGTACCGCACCGACGCCCCCAAATATCGCCCCAGCCACCGTCCCGAGAGCGGCTCCCTTTAGGGCCGCATTAGCGAAGTCTCCACCAGTTTCAACCTTCGATCCCTCGCCCGCCTTATTAGTTGCCCAATTGACTACATCGCCACCTAGAGCAAGCGCCCCCGCCCCGCCCATCACACCACGACTCGCCACTCTAGCTATGGGAGCAATTCTATTTACAGGGCCAATAGCGTTCATGACCCCTCCCCCGCCAGCCAACGGAATAGTTACCCTTTGGCCAGCCATATTCACTACATTGCCCAGCCCAGGAATATATTGTGCGGCCCTCGCCGCCGCAGTATTTAACCCCGGTGAGTTCGCAAGGGTAGTTCGCGCCGCCTGTGCAACCGCCTGCTGTGCAGGGCGTACCCCCGGAACAAAACCGGCTGCACGGTTAGCTACCCGGAGAGCCGGGGGAACCGTCAGTGGCGCTGTGGCAATCCCTGCTGCTCGTATGAGCTGGGGGGCGAACCCCATGTCACCTTCAGGGACAGGGGCGCCGCCGATAGGTCGGCTGGGATCAAAGCCTACACCAAATTGCGGTAGTTCTTGTCCGGTATTGGGATCGTGACCGAAGAAAGGGTTATTGGGGTTGGTAGGATCTGCAAGGTGCGTCATTATTACGAGTCCAATTGAGACTTAGTGTCCGATATGATTCCCGGCATTGCTTCAATGATTGGTTGGGTAATTTCCTGCGAGTAGACACTCTGCTTGAGTCTGAGGGTATCTAAGTCAGCAGCAATTTCCGCGAATGACTTACTGCGTTCAACTGCTTCTACGGATTTACTGAAGGCGTTATTGACACGCTGCAGCAACATGGTTTCCCGCGCTGCTGTTCTAGCAGCACGACGGACAAGGCGTTCACGATAGTCAGTCATTAAAAGAACTGCCTTTCAGGGGCTTGCTGCATAGCCTGAGCCCTTGCCTCATTCATTACCGGGTCAACCGGCGTACCAGTCTCGTCAACCGTTGTCATCGCGTACTGATCGCCTGCGGTGAGTTGCGGTTGCCCCTCCACCGGAGGTGGGGGAGGCGGTGGTGGTGGGGTTGTTCTGGCAATGTTGGATTCCAGCGCCTGCCTAACGATAGCGCCGGGCTCACCAAGCCCAGCAAGAGCCATAAGGAGAGTGGCCTGCTGGATCGGGGATGAGCGAAGCATGTCTTCAACCGCGCGTTCTTCCTGCTCGAACGTCGGATCCTGCACGCCCATCTTGTCCATAGCAGTACGCTCAGACAGGCCCGGCATGATGCGATACAGGTCGCCCCAGAGACGGGCCTTGCGGGAATTGATTACCGAAGAATCGCTAGTTTCAAAGGTTACATTGTTGTAGTAGTACGACTTGATTTCGTTATTAGAGAGTGTAATTTCGCTTGGTGCGTACTCAAATGCCCCATATAGCGTCACGGGAGTCATCAGGACATGTTCGATGTCCATAAGCACCCATGAGTTGATTCTCTGGCAGGCGCGCTGTAGGGCTGAGATCGGGCCACCCAGCTTAGTAGCTGCACTCCTAAAGAGTTGATCAGCTTCAGTAGCCGTATCAACCCCGACCATCGGAACGCCGCCCATAGAGCTTAATTTAGCTGCCTGATCAGCGTAATTGTTTACGCGCTGTAGGCCCTGCATAAGCGTTAGCGGCGCTTCGCCCCACTTCAAAATATCGACTTGCTGGTCAGGCCGGATGTTCAGGTGGGTGCCAGGGCCGAGCCTAAACTCCTTCTCACCGTCTTCAAGTTCATCCATATTGACGGTAATCAGAGCTGGGAACACATACATCCGCAGCCATGCCTCTAGCTCAGTCAGGTACCGAGCTTCAGAGATAAGGACAGAGCGAATAGGCTTGATAATCGAGATATAGCGGTCTTCAGGACGTGATTCAGCATCCACATCACCGAATCCGGGGTCAGCAATTACGTACGGGATGTACCCATCGTAGATTGGATCCTCTTCGGTAGAGATTGGGGATTCCCATGAGTAGGGGTTCTCTGCTTCATGTATCCGTTCCCCGTCAACCCACACAACAAACTCGCCAGCGTATGAACCGCTCGGCTTAGTCCACATTTCCACGTATTCAACTTCGTGTTGCTGATCTCCGTGTCCGTACTTCTCTTTAAGGTCTGGGTAACTCCGCAGTAGGCTCTCGATCCGCACTTTTGCGGATTCATAGACATATGCGGGATCCCACGGAGACGCTGGATCCTCGAAAACTGATTCAGAAGCGATCACTTCTAGCTTCCAAATGAACTTGGAGCGAGCGACCTTCTCCATCTGACGCTTAAATTTCCGTTTATCCGACTGAGTGGGGTCATCAGGAAGCGTTGGGATGTAATCAAAGTTGATTGTCTTTTTAAGAACCATCCGCCCGAGGATTAATTTACGAATAGCCCGTCGAAGGGGATCTCCGTATTCCTCATGGACACGAGCCCACCACATATCATGGAACTTGCGCTGCTTTTCCGCGATTCCTCGTGCCTCTTCCACGCTTCCGTTTACTGGACGTGGCGGGACATATGTTCGAGGCGATGAAAGGATATGGTCAGCAGCGTTGACAACTGCATTGTAGGCCGTGGGCGGGACGGTTGGCTGCAAGCCCTCATCAGCCCATTCATCTGGGATAATGTCGCCTGCGTAGTTCCCACGCACCATCTCCTGGTCGGTGCGGATCTCGTTCACCATGTTCTGATAGACGGAACTACGCAGATACTCGAATCGTTGGTGTTCGCTATCGGTCATTTGACACCCTGTAGGAACTTTTGGCGCTTCGCGCTTGGGAACTTGACGTATTTTCTGTCCGACACAAGTTTACGTGGCTGGCGCTGTTTAGCAAGCATAACCGCTAGTGCTGCGGCCATAACACAATCGTCAAAATATCCGGGTGGGGCGGAATACTGGATGTTCCCACCGGCCATGACCTTGCCTTCAAACAACTGCAACTCGCGTCGTAGATGCTCGTCATTCTTGTCAAAGTGTACTCTAGTATGTTCAATTTCCGCTACAAGCTTACTTACTAGTTGGGCTTTGGACTGCATCGTGAACTTGAATGGTGTGGTGTGGCAGCCCTCATCGATCAGGATGTCCTTGACAGCTTCACCAACTCCCGTGGCGTCCATATGGATGGTCTGGCACCGGTACTGCTTGTAGAGGCTAGCGATACGTGGCCCGAGTGCGGTATACGACAGTCCATTGAACCGATCACTGGCTACGAGGGTCATTGTATTGATGTTGATCACGTAGGCGACGGTATAGTCGTGCTGTTTAGCTACGTCTAGGCCCATGAGGTAGTGATCGCCACGTACATATTCCGCAGGTTCGCCGTCAAAGCATTCATCAATATTTTTGAAAATCTTACCTTCAGCTTCAGCCCATTCTGCGAGGAACCGTTGCCGGAACTCAATCTCCGGGTATTCGCGACGGGCATCTTCCACAACGCCGGGGTCAATGAAGGGGTTTGCAGTTGTGGGGACTGAGAATGAGTAGAAGTCTGAGTCGCTTTTGTCTTGGGACTGGCCGCGTTCCCAG